CGAGTATTTCACTATACTCGTGTTACCACTGCCCTTAAAATCCTACAATCTGGTAAGTTTGAACTCAGTCATACACTGGGCACAAGTTGGGAAGCACAGTTTGCTCCACAAGGTTATCCTTACTTTCTAAGCACTACAAGAACACGCCATGGCGGGTATCATGGATACCTTGGCCAGGATGCTGTGCTATTTGAACTTGATGGTGATTTTTATAATCAACGCTATCCCGGTAAGGCTGTAGACTACTGGAACAATCGTAACCCAAGCCAAGACCATCATAAGGCACATGAAGCTGAAGATCGTATATTCAGTAAGGAGGCTGCAATCCCTGCTGCTATTCGTGTTATAGATCTTTATATAGCACCAGACGCTGATGATGCTGCTCGCGCTCGCACAAGACAGGTTATTATTTTAGCCAAAAAGGCTGGGATACCTGTGAACTTGTTTAATGACCAGGAAGCCTGGCGTATGCGTGATACTAGAAAGACAGCAGATGTCGGTCAGCTTAAAGGCCAGGATCCTGCTCGTGGTTATGTGTCAAGACGAAAGGGCGGATACTTAAAACCCTGGATGGAACTCATGCAGGCCAAGACCAAAGCACAGTTGAGCAAGGACGCCGCTCGCAAACGTTATGACCTACAGTACACTTACGATAAGCAAGGCTTGGCTAAAAGTCTAGCAGTGGATCTGAGCAATGCTCGTAAACCAGGACCGGATCCTGATCGCAATAATGCCATAAGAATCATACAGTTCATGCAACAGAATCGGTTGGCCACTGTGGACGACTTTGTGAACTTCTTGGCCGACAAATGGAAGAACATCAAAGAAGGTGCCATGAAAGATCTTGACATTGATTTTCAAGATCAACAATGGGACGCTATAGTAGGCTATGTCGTTGCTGGCTTGAAAAAGAATATGGACATAGGTACTATGGAACTAAACCTATATAAGTGGGGCGGTAACGAAATGTTTGATGTTGATCAAGAATTAGAAGATCGTGGGTTTAGAGATCTAGCGGATTTGGTAAATCATATTAAACAACATGGAGGCCGGTATCAACCACCTACAGATTTTGGATTGGGTGTAGCTGAAAACTTTGCCGACGGAAAGAAGCCTGGGCGTAAAGGACTAGCCAAGCGTGTCGGAGTCAATTGTAAACAGCCTGTGGGTAAATTACGCAGTATAGCTAAAAACTCATCCGGTGAACGGCAGCGTATGGCACATTGGTGCGCTAACATGAAGTCAGGTCGTAAATAACACTATGAACACTGATTTTGTCAAAAAGAATCTAGCCTACAACAGTGAGCTTGCTCCAGAAGCCTGGCGTGGCGCTAATATCAAACCCGAAGTTCGGTATAAACTATTACAGGCAGCTAAGATGTTTATAGGATACCTGGATATACCAAACTTTAAGGTATTAGATGTAGTACTAACCGGTAGCATGGCTAACTTTAACTACACTAAATTAAGTGACTTTGATGTGCATGTGGTTACACGCTACAGCGATTTACAGTGCGATGACCTTGCTGAAGCATTCTATCAGGCCAAGAAAAAGATATGGAATGATGATCACGATATCATTGTGCGCGGGCATGAGGTAGAACTATATGTTGAGGACGTAGAAGAGCCTCCTATCAGTGGCGGAACCTTTAGTTTACTTAATGACTCATGGGTCAAAGAACCCACCTATGAACCACCAAGTTATGATGATAAGGCTGTAAATCATAAGGTACAGGATCTTATCTATATAATTGGCAAAACCATTAAAGGCGCCAGCGATGATGAAGAACTACGCAGACTAATGGATAAAATAAGACGTATGCGTAGATCAGGATTAGACGCGGGCGGCGAATACAGCATAGAAAATCTTAGTTTTAAAATACTACGTAGTCTTGGCTATCTTGATCAGTTAAGTAAAGCTATAAAAGATAAACAAGACGCAGAATTGAGTTTGTAATGCCTTGGTATCTACATGCTTATCATGCAGCATGGTTGATATTTTTCATCGGGTTAGGCATGCTTATAGGATGGGTTCCTATGCTAGTTATTTTTAGTGTGGCTACTATGTATATCTTTCTTACTGCTTAATAAATACAATTATGAAAATACAAGAATTTGTGGTTGAAGCTGCCAACCCTGCTCAACAAGCAGCCATTGCTATCAGCATGAAAAAGGCTGGCAAAAAGCCCAAAAACGAGGCCGATATAGGCGAGCGTTTCCAACTCCCAAAACATCTTTATACCAAGCGCGATCGCTTTAAAAGTTTACACAAAGAAGCAGTGAAAGAAGAACCTAAATTCACCGGCCATTTTAAAGGTAAAGATACACCACCTGTAGGGGATCGTCTAGTAGGCGAGGAAAAGAAGAAGAGTTTACGCAATACCAATCCATGTTGGAAGGGTTATCATCCTGTAGGAACTAAGAAAAAGAATGGGCGAACTGTACCCAACTGTGTACCGGAAAGCATACAGGTCGGAGACAGTGTAAGAACACAAGATATGAGTCGTCATGGCATAGTAGAAAGTATTGAAATATATCGACCATTCAATGGTCTAACAGTGTATTTTAGAGATAGCTCAGGCACGCTATTGAGAACACCTGCTACAAATCTAATTAAGATTTTTGAAGATCGTCCCAAACTAACTTTAACAGAAACACGCAGATTGCTAGAGTCATTGTCTAGTCAATTAAAACAAGTTGATAATTATCATGTACTAGCTTTATTCGAAGCGGCTACGGCAGATGTTCAAGGTAAGCCCACTGCTTCTGGACAACAATTACAAGCAGCTGATAATAGTTTGTATACCAGTATTAGAACCACACTGGCTGGTGTAGCAGACAAAGTACGAGCTATGTCCCAACGAGCCGGTGATGCTGCTGAATATACTTTTGATAACAGTTACTATTCAGCTAAAGAAAAAATATTGAGCAGATTACCAGGTGCAGCCAAATCCATGATCGACGATGTGTTTGGTAAACTTGAACAAGCAGCAAAAAATAATCCAAAGTTAAAACATCCGCTGATAATAGCTGCCAGTACTGGTGCTGCCCTGCTTATACCCAGTGTAGGCGGTAGTGCTATGGCTATTGCTGGAATTGTTGCAGTACTAAATTTAGTGTTTGGAAACACTCCGTATAAATCCGTTTTAACAGGTTTAAGCAGTGGCGCATTAGCCGGCGTACTAGGCTGGGCTGCTCATAGTTTACCCAATGTAGCTAACTTATTACCAGACTGGGCCGGAGATATAGGATCTTCAATGCAAAGTGCAACTGGGCACAAAGTTATTAAGGGTGCAGAATTGGCAGCACACCACGAACTTGAGCATCCTGGAATAGTTAGTAAAACTGTTAAAAGCGTAGGAAATACTGCAAGTAATGCTATACAAGGTCTAAGAAACTTTGCAAGCCAAGCAGCACAAGCCAGAGCATCCGGTATAGGAAGATAATATGGAAAACTACATTGACGACAACGAAGCATATTATCGACTAACACATCGTTGTGGTTGTGGATGTTTCCATCATTGTCGGGGTGAATGTCTCACCGACGGCTGTGACTGCAAGGAATGTAGTTGCAACGACTGCATAGACAAGCACATAATCAAAAGCAATAACTGATTAAATGTTAAGCAGTAATCGAATTAGTATTCGTACTGATTTGTATTGCGATCGTTTTTGTAATGATCTACATCGTAGCGACTTTCTTTATTATGATAAAGATGGGTTCGAACTTAATCAAGCCGAACAAAAATACTATCAGCTAATGCGTTATCCACTGGATAACTGTTTGAACCATGCCGCATTTACCTGTCCTTGGTACACCAGTTCGGATCCTCGCCTAATAGTAGATCACAGTGTGGTACTATATCGTTGCGAATATCGAGGCGATGCCGAACGTCAACTAGCCATATTGAAAGAAAGCGTACCGCAGGCCAGTCTACTGCTGAACACTGTGGCCAAATGGGGATTTGATTTTGCCTTAGACAGCATAGACGAATATGGCGATCTTTATGAAGTAGTACACATAGAATACGACACAAATATTTTTCTTCAGTTTGTAGATGAGTTAAATAAAATATGTGAACGCATTGACAGCATAGATTGGCATGATGCAGCAGACTATATACTGCGTACCAAAACAGAATGGCAATCACTGCGTGGCTTTGCACAGAATGATTGGAAAGCAAGAACATTATTACATTGGTCCCGTGCAGAATTTACTGAAAAGGCCATATAAGTTTTCCTTAGGACCGTCCTAGTTATCTAGGCCTAAGGCGTCGGGCGGCTGCTGCCCTGTCGATCCAACCTCCGCTACCACCCCGGATCGGCTAAAGTGAGCACTTACTTGCTTGCAAAATTGCTGCCAATCTTGTATAATACAATTTTTAAACTAAGGAGACTCTATGAGCAGTCGCATGTTTAGTGCTGAGCAGAAAGCCAAGCTCACACAATTGGTCAATGAAGGCATTCAGGTCATGACCGAAATCGAAGATCTTAATTCTGGACTAAGCGATACTATTAAAGCTGTAGCAGAAGAAATGGAAATCAAACCAGCTATTCTTAAAAAAGCTATCCGTATCGCAGCCAAAAGCAAATTAGGAGAAACTAACAAAGACAACGACGAACTCAATACAATTTTGGAGACTGTAGGCCGTACTCTATGAGTTATGTGGACGCATTGTTCAGTAGGGACGACAACCGAATCTATGTGGTTGAGCGTGTAGATGGCCAAAGAGTTTATCGCGACTTTGCTGCCAACTACCAGTTCTACTATGATGATCCGCGCGGTAAGTTTCGTACTATCTATGGCACACCAGTAAGTAGATTCAGTACCAGGAATTATAAAGAGTACGCCAAGGAACTTAAACTGCACAGTACCAAGCGGCTTTGGGAAAGCGATCTCAAACCAATCAGTCGTTGCTTAGAAGAAAACTATTTGGGCAAACCTTCGCCTAAATTGCACACTGTGTTTTTTGACATTGAAGTTGACTTTGACCCAGTGCGCGGATTCAGTAGACCAGAAGATCCGTTCAATCCAATCACTGCTATTAGTATGTACATGGATTGGCTTGACCGTTTGGTAACACTGGTAGTACCACCACGTACAATGTCCTGGGAAAGTGCTGAAGAACTTATATCAAAGTATGATAATTGCTTTCTTGTTCAACGCGAAGAAGATCTTATACTGACCTTCTTAGATCTTATCGAAGATGCTGACATATTGTCAGGATGGAACTCAGAAGGCTTTGATATTCCATACATGGTTATGCGTACCAAACGTATCTTAAGCAAAGATGATACACGTAGATTTTGTCTGTGGGATCAGTATCCTAAAGAACGCAGCTTTGAACGTTTTGGTGCAGAAAACCTTACCTTCGATCTAATCGGGCGAGTGCATATGGACTATATGCAGTTGTACAGAAAGTATACCTATGAAGAACGTCATAGCTATAGCCTAGACGCTATCGGTGAGCATGAACTAGATGAACGTAAAATTCAATACGAAGGAACCTTAGACCAATTATACAATAAAGATTTTGCCACGTTTGTTGATTACAATCGACAAGATACCTTACTGTTGGCCAAACTAGACAAGAAACTACGTTTCTTAGACTTGGCCAATGAACTAGCGCACGATAATACTGTGCCGTTACCAAAAGTTTTAAGTGCTGTAGCAGTAACCGAACAAGCTATCATAAACGAAGCTCATAGCAAAGGTTTAGTTGTTCAAAATAGGAAAAACAATGGAAATGACACACAAGCGGCAGGTGCCTATGTTGCTTATCCCAAAAGGGGAGTACACGAATACATTGGCGCCATCGACATCAACAGTCTATATCCGTCGGCAATCCGCGCTCTTAACATGGCGCCAGAAACCATCGTTGGGCAATTGCGACCCGTCTATACAGAAAAATACATAGCTGAAAAAATGGCCTCGGGCGCTAGTTTTGCGGACGCCTGGGAAAACTTATTCGGTAGCTTAGAGTATACCGCAGTAATGGATCAAGAACCCGGCAGAGAAATCACCATTGACTGGGAAACTGGAGATTCGGAAGTAATGTCAGCGCGAGATGTTTATCATCTTGTTTTCGAAGGTCGTAACCCTTGGATACTAAGTGCAAATGGAACTATCTTTAAATACGATATCAAAGGCATTGTACCAGGCCTACTTGAGCGTTGGTACAGTGAAAGAAAAGAGCTACAGGCTAAGAAGAAAGACGCACAGACTGCTGAAGACAAGGCCTTTTGGGACAAGCGACAGTTGGTTAAGAAGATCAACCTTAACTCACTTTATGGTGCTATTCTTAATCCTGGATGTCGCTTTTTTGATAAGCGTATTGGTCAAAGTACAACCCTAACTGGTCGTGTTATTGCACGCCACATGGATGCTCATGTCAATGAATGCATCACTGGCGAATATGATCACGTAGGCCGAGCTATCATCTATGGTGATACCGACTCTGTTTACTTTAGTGCATATCCAATCATTCAAGCCGAAGTTGCGGCCGGTACTATGGAATGGAACAAAGACATCTGTGTTCAGTTATATGATAGTATCGCAGAAAGTGTGAATGATTCATTTCCAGGACTTATGGATCGTGCATTCAACTGCCCCCGAGACATGGGCAGTATAATTAAAGGTGGACGAGAACTTATATCCAGTAAAGGCCTGTTTATCAAGAAGAAAAGATATGCAGTGTTGATCTATGACCTAGAAGGTGCCAGACTGGATGTTGACGGCAAACCTGGCAAGGTCAAGGCCATGGGTCTTGATCTAAAACGCTCTGATACTCCGAAAATAGTACAGGACTTTCTTAGTGAACTGCTGTTGGCAGTGTTGACTGGCGCTGACCGAGACTATGTTTACGACAAGGTTAGAACTTTTAAAGAAGAGTTTCAACAACGACCAGCCTGGGAAAAAGGTACACCAAAGCGTGTGAACAACCTTACACACTATACTGAACTGGAAGCCAAAAAAGGTCGTGCTAACATGCCAGGCCATGTACGTGCAGCTATAAATTGGAATACACTGCGTCGACTGAATGGCGATAACTATAGCTTGGCCATTGTCGATGGTATGAAAACCATTGTGTGTAAACTAAAAAACAATCCACTTGGTTATACATCAGTTGGCTATCCCACAGATGAAAGTCACATCCCAGACTGGTTCAAAGCCTTACCATTTGATGATAGTCTCATGGAAGATACTATTGTGGATCAAAAAGTAGAGAACCTACTAGGAGTACTAGATTGGGGTATTGCCAATCACACAGATATACGT